TACGAATGCTGCCGGAAGTTGGAAACAGGTAAGCAACGCTTCGTTGATCTATTAAGCCATGACCCTCTCATCCGCAAGCGCAGCCGTGCTGCACGCCCTAGCCATCACCTACGCCCTGTGGGTGTTCTATGTCCTCGTCATGGGGCTCTACCGCGCCAAGCTGCAGGGCCGCCTGTCCCGGGTGGCCCTGGTGCTGGGGTTCCCCATGTACGCCATCGGCTACCTGCTCGATGTGTTCGTGCAAGTGACGGTCGCGTCGATCTTGTTCTTGGAGCTACCCCGCGAGGGGCTTGTGACCGGGCGGCTGACGCGCCACATCAAGCGCGGCCACGGCTGGCGGCGCGACTTATCCCAGTGGATCTGCAGCCACCTACTTGACCCGTTTGACCCCCGTGGCACTCACTGCGACTGACAACAAGAAAGGGCAGCACATGGCTGACCTATCCACACGCACCCACGACCGAGGCCGCTACTACACGGTCAACGACCTGGGCGCCAAGCGCAGCACCACGCCTGAGGGCTTCCTGGTCTGCCACGACGTTCCCATCGCTCGCACCGGCACCCAGCTGTACACCGCAGCGGAGGTGCCGATTGAGCCCGGGCCGGATGGCCTGATCCGCATCGACCGCCCAGCCGACGAAGTGTTCCGCGACGAGACGGTGCGCTCTTTCGAGGGTAAGCCTGTCACGGTGGAGCACCCCAACGACTTTGTGACCCCCGCCAATTGGTCGCAGGTCTCGGTCGGCTTCACGCAGAACGTGCGGCGGGGCGACGGGATCAACGACGACCTGATCCTGGCCGACCTGGTCATCACCGACCAGGCTGCCATCAAGTACGTCAACGAATCACTGCCGGAGGTATCCGCCGGCTATGAGGCCGTGTACCAGCAGACAGAGCCTGGTCGCGGCGTACAGCGCGACATCGTGGGGAACCACGTTGCGCTCGTAGAGCGAGGCCGCGCAGGCCCGCGTTGTTCAATCCAAGACAAGGAACCGACGATGTCGAAGAAGACGACCACGAAGCGCACGTGGATGGACCGCCTGCGCACTGCCTTCAAGGCCCAGGACGAAGCCGCCATGGAAGAGGCCCTGGAAGAAGCCAAGGCCAAGGACTCGGACGATGATGAAGAGGACAAGGATGACGGCAAGGCCAAGACCGGTGACGCTGCGGCCATTCAGGCCCTGACCACCGCAGTCTCAAAGCTGACCGCCGACGTGGCCAAGCTGGCCAAGTTGGTCAAGGATGCCGACAAGCCCGACGACGAGGACAGCGACGGCAAGAAGACCGACGACGAGGTGCTCGACCCTGAGTCTGCCGGACACAACGGCGAGGCCAAGGGCAAGGTGCTGTCCGGTGACACGCTCAAGGCCGTGATCGCCAAGGCTGAGATCCTGGCCCCGGGCGTGCAAGTGCCCACCGGTGACAGCGTCGGTACCGACGCGGTCGAGAACCTGCAGCGCAAGGCGCTGATCACCTGCATCCAGGGCTCAGAGGGCGGCAGACAGGCTGTCTCGACGTTCAGCCAAGGGCGTGACATCAGCAAGCTGACCGGCGACGCCCTGGCCGCCGTGTTCAACGGCGCAGCCGAGCTGATCCGCGTGCGCAACAACGACGCCGCCAAGCCCCGTGTGAACACCAATGACTTTGGCAAGGCCGCCAGCATCTCGGACATCAACGCCCGCAACCGTGAGTTCTGGGCGAAGGCCCGCTGATCTCAACGACCACATCACCTGAAAGGAAACGACCATGGTCGCTTATGTCACCCGCATGCCTGCGGGCATCCCTGGCGATGTGACTCGCCAATCCGCCGCCAAGATCGAGGCCCAGGTGCTCAACAGCGCCGCAGCCTTCCCCGGCTTTGGCCTGTTTGGCAAGATCGCCTCCAACCGCTTCGTGCCCGTCGGCAGCGGCGACACCGCGGCAGCCGTGTACGGCCTTCTGGTGCGCGCCTACCCGATCACCGGCGCCAACGGCTCGGACCCGCTGGGTACCGCTGTGCCGCCTACCTCGGGCGTGACCGACGTGCTGGTCAGCGGCTACGCCAACGTGCGTGTCAACGCCGGCACCGCTGCAGCCAACGGCCCGGTGTACATCCGCGTGGCCGCTGCAGCAGCAGGTCGCCCGATTGGCGGCATCGAGGCTGCAGCCGATGGTGCCAACACCATCGTGGTGCCCAACTGCCGCTTCATGAGCGCGGCCGACTCCTCGGGTAACGCCGAGATCGCCTTCAACGTCTGATCCACGTAACCCCAGCAACCCACGGCCGCCTTCGGGCGGCTTTTCAATTGGAGAACCCACATGCGTTCCTCGAAGCATGAGATGGCGGCCGTGGCCGCTGCATACCTCGCTGCCGCCACCGCTGGCGGTCAGCGCCTGAAGTTTGTCGACGGCATGATGACCTTCGACCAGCAGACCATCGACTCGTCCGGCGTGTTCCTGGTCGGTGAGCTCGAGCGTCTGGACCAGCGCCTGCATGAGCCGCTGGCTGCGGTCACCTGGTCGCGTGACATCGACCTGCGCACCGACGTGTCCATCGCTGACGAGTTCAGCGCGTTCACGAACTCCGCCTTTGCCTCGGCCAACGGCGTGCCCGGCTCCGGCAAGGCATGGGTCGGCAAGGACGCCACCAACATCGTGGGCGTGAGTGTCGACATCGGCAAGACCACCCTGCCGCTGCCCCTGTGGGCCATGCAGCTGGGCTGGACGATCCCCGAGCTGGAAAGCGCGCAGAAGCTGGGCCGCCCCATCGACCAGCAGAAGTTCGCCGCGATGAATCTGAAGTATCAGATGGACATCGATGAGCAGGTGTACATCGGCGACACCGCGCTGGGCCTGACCGGCTTGGTCAACTCCCCCTTGGTCAGTGTCTCCAACGTGGTCAACGGCGGCGGTGGCTCGCCGCTGTGGGCCAACAAGACGCCGACCGAGATCCTGGCCGACGTCAACACGCTGCTGAGCAACGCCTGGGCCGCCTCGGGCTACGCGGTGTGTCCTGGCAAACTGCTGATCGACCCGGTGAACTACAGCCGCCTGGTGTCGACCCTGGTCAGCTCGGCCGGCAACATCTCCATCCTCGAGTTCCTCAAGGTCAACAGCCTGTGCAACTCGATCAACGGTCGTCCGCTGGACATCCAACCGCTGAAGTGGCTGACCGGCCGTGGCGTCGGTGGCACCAACCGCATGGTGGCCTACAGCCAGGCTGAAGACCGCGTGCGCTTCCCGCTGGTGCCGCTGCAGCGCACCCCGCTGGAGTACCGTGACCTGCGCCAGCTCACGACATACTTCGGTCGCCTGGGTGCGGTGGAGTTCATCTACCCCGAGACCGCGGCCTACGCCGACGGCATGTGAGCGGCCATGGACAAGGTCAAGATCAACGTGCTGCAGGCCTTCCGCCTGCTCACCGAGGGCGACCCGGTGATGTTGGCTCATGGCCTCCAGGGCGTCCGGGATTTCACCCCGGGCGTCCACGAGGTCGAAGCGCCCATCGCCGCCCACTGGTTCGTCAAGGCAAATTGCGGCCCGCTGCCCGATTCGGAGCCTGCGGTCGAGCCTGTGCAGGCCGATGACACGGTGTCGCGCGCGCTGGACAACTTCGTTGCGGCGGTGACCGCTGGCGAGGTGGCGCCCGAGGTTGTGCCCGAGCTCACGCCGGAGCAAGCCGCCCCTGAAGCGGCAGACGTGGTGCAAACTGTTGTAGATGCCCCCGAAGCCGAGTCGGCACCGGTCGAGGCTGAGCAAACCGCCGAGCCGTCGCCAGAGCCGGAGCCCGCCCCGGCTCCCTCTCGGACCACCACCCGGGCACGCACCACCAAGTAAGGACGCGTCATGGACGTCGCAACGTTTCGCCAGCAGTTCCCCGAGTTCGCGGATACCACCCGGTATCCCGAGCCGCTCGTGGCGTTCTGGCTGGACGTGGTGACGCGCATGCTGCGGCCTGAGGTCTGGGGCGAGCTGCTGGACGTCGGTCTGGCGCTCGCTCTGGCCCACCACCTGGTTGTGTCGAGCCGTCAACAGGGCAGCGCTTCCGCAGGCAAAGTGCCGGGCGCGGTGCTGGGCGCCCAGACGTCCAAGAGTGTCGACACCGTGTCGATCTCCTACGACGTCGCAGCGGTCACCCTGGAGGGTGGCGGCTTCTGGAACAAGAGCAGCTACGGCATCCAGTTTTTGGGCATGGCGCGGCTGCTGGGTGCAGGCGGGGTGCAGCTGTGAAATCAGGTATCGAGGTCGTCAGCGACCGCATGGCTGATCTGCTGCGGACCATGTCTGATCTGGTCACGTCAGACGTGCTGGTGGGCATCCCAGCGGAGACTACCGAACGGTCTGGCGGTGAGCCGATCAACAACGCAACCCTGGGCTACATCCACGAGAACGGGGCACCTGCTGCGGGCATTCCGGCGCGGCCCTTCCTCGTGCCCGGCGTAGCGGCCGTTGAGGAAAAGGTGGCCGCCCAGCTCGGGAAGGGTGCCCAGGCAGCTATGGCCGGCGACGAGCGAGGCGTGCAACAGCGCCTGCATGCTGCCGGCCTGGTTGCCGAAAACTCCGTCAAGGCGACGATCAACGCCGGGGTCGAGCCCGCTCTGGCGGAGTCGACCGTGCAGGCCCGGGCCCGGCGTGGCCGCACGGGCACTGTGCCGCTGATCGACACCGGCAAGCTTCGAAACTCCATCACCCACGTCGTCCGAAAGCGGTAACACCATGGCTGATCTCGATGTGTCCGAGGTGCTCAGCGACCCGGATCTCATCGAGCCCACCGGCTTGGTGCGGATCCGGCGTGCACAGACCATCAGCTCGCAGGGCCTGGCAACCAACGCCGAAACCTCTCTGGCGTTCTCTGGCGTGGTCACGGCCGGCAAGCCGGAGATGCTGCGGCGCACCTCTGACGGCAACAACGCGTCCGGTGCCATCACGGTGACCACCACCACCGAACTGCGGCCCGAGCTGCCGGGCCAAGATGCCGATATCGTGGCGTGGCAGGGCCGTCGCTACGTGGTGGCCGAGATAGCGGACTACCGCAACTTCGGCTACGTGCAGGCGCACTGCGCACTCCTTCCCTTGGCGGGCTGACCATGCCAAACACCTCTGCAACCGGCGGGTATCTCCAGCCGGCCGGCACCGTCACGCCCGTCGCAGACCTGGATCTCGACCTTGTCGTGCAGGCGCTCGTGGCCGGCGTCACTGGCCTGCCCGGTGATCGGGTTCGGCCGCGCTGGCAGTTCACCCAGCCCCGCATGCCTGAGATCACGGTCGACTGGTGCGCAGTTGGCGTCACGGTCACCGACACCGAGCGCGGCACGGCCTACGTGGCCCACGATGGTTCGGGCGATGGTCACGACGATCTGGTGCGCCACGAGCAGCTGGAGGTGCTTGCCAGCTTTTACGGGCCCAGCGCTGTACGCAATGCCGCACGGCTGCGCGACGGGCTGCAGATTGCCCAGAACCGGGCCGCCCTGGATGCCCAGGGCATGGCCTTCGTCGAATCCGGCCCGGTGCGCACGGTGCCCGAGCTGGTCAATGAGCAGTGGCTGCGCCGCTGTGACGTTTCCCTCATCTTGCGGCGCGTCGTGCGCCGTGAGTACGCGGTGCTCAACGTTCTGAGCGCCCCTGTGTCGATCACCCCGTAACTGGAGACACCTCATGTCCCTGGCTGTGTCTGACGTGGTCAACGTCAGCGTGGTGCTGTCGCCCATCGCGGCGGCCACCCGCAATTTTGGCTCCCTGCTGATCCTGGGCTCGTCACCCGTGGTCGACACCGCAGAGCGCTTGCGCCTGTACACCGGTCTGGACGGCGTTGCCACTGACTTTGGCACCAGTGCGCCCGAGTACCGTGCTGCTGCCCTGTACTTTGGTCAGACGCCTCAACCGTCCGTTCTGTACATCGGCCGCTGGGCCCAAACCGCCACCTCTGCGGTGCTGCATGGCGGCGTCCTCACGGCGTCCGAGCAGGCCATCGCCAACTTCACGGCCGTCACATCCGGCGGCCTGCGCATCACCATCGACGGCACGCTGCGCACCCTCGGCGCCATCAACCTGTCTGCCGTCACCAACCTCAACGGCGTGGCGTCTGCCTTGACGACTGCCCTGGCCGGTGCTGGCGTGGTGACCTGGGACGCTGCCCGACGCCGGTTCGATGTCACCAGCTTGACCACGGGCGCCACGTCGACGATCACCGCCGCTCAGGCCCCGGTAAGCGGCACCGATATCTCTGGCTTGCTCAAGCTGCAGGCAGCCCAGGCTTCGGCGCCCGTCAATGGCGTGGTGGCGGAGACCCTGGTCTCTGCTGTTCAGACCATCGCCAACCAGAGCACGGAATGGTATGGCCTGTATGTTGCGGCCTCCAGCGTTTCGGACAACGATCACTTGGCCGTGGCCGAGTTCGTCGAAGGTGCCGGCAACAGTCGGATCTACGGTGTGACGATCACCAGTACCACTGTGCTGGATCCGCAGAACAACAACGATCTGGCCAGCCGCCTCAAGGCGCTGGGCTACAAGCGGACCTTCGTGCAGTACAGCGGCGCCAACGCGCACGCTGCGGCCTCGATCTTCGGCCGCGCCTTCACGGTGAACTTCAACGGCAGCAACACGACGCTGACCATCAAGTTCAAGCAGGAGCCGGGCGTCGTCGCCGAAACGCTGACAACCAGCCAGGCCGCCACGCTCAAGGCCAAGAACTGCAACGCCTTTGTGGCGTACCAGAACGGCACCGCCATCATTCAAGAAGGGGTGATGGCCAACGGCTACTTCTTTGATGAGGTGCACGGGACCGACTGGCTGCAGAACGACGTGCAGACCGCCGTCTACAACCTGCTGTTCACCAGCACGAGCAAGATCCCCCAGACGGATGCGGGCATCAACCGCATCCTGGCCACGATCGAGAGCCGACTGGCCCAGGCTGTGGTCAACGGTCTGGTGGCGCCTGGCGTGTGGACGGCCGACGGGTTTGGTGCCCTGAACTCGGGTGACACCCTGTCCAAGGGCTTCTACGTTTACGCGCCGCCCGTGGCCAGCCAGTCTGCTGCCGACCGCGAAGCCCGCAAGGCCCCGCTCATCCAGTGCGCGATCAAGCTCGCGGGCGCAGTGCACTTCGTCAACGTGCAGATCAACGTCAACCGCTGAAAGGCCTGACCCATGTCAACGTATACCTTCCTCGACGTCAACGCGACCCTGGTGGGCGCCGGCGGCGTCATCGACCTGGGCGCGGGTGCTGGGGTCTCCGACGAGGGCATCACCATCGAGATGGCCGGCGACAAGAACACCATGACGGTGGGCGCTGACGGCGAGGGCATGCACTCGCTGCACGCGGACAAGTCGGGCACGGTGACGGTCACGCTGCTCAAGACCAGCCCCACCAACGCCAAGTTGATGGCGCTCTACCAATTGCAGACCAGCGCCAGCAACCTGCACGGTCAGAACGTGATCACGGTCACCAACCCGAAGACGGGCGACGTGACGACCTGCCGTCAATGCGCGTTCCGCCGGGCGCCCACGAACGTGTACGCCAAGGACGGCGGCACGAACTCGTGGGTGTTCGACGTCGTCAAGATTGACGCACTCCTGGGCGTGTACTGACACACACGCCACCCACCACACGGGCCGCCCGCAGCAATGCCGGCGGCCTTTGCTTTTGCACGGCCTAGGGTAGCTCCCGAAACGGCCCGGACATAGCTCCGGCCGGGCCTGGCCGTGCATCCTCATCCGGAGCAGGAGCGCGGACATGGACAAGTTCCCTTTCCCGTTGGTCACCGCCGTCGATGGCGAGGCCCGGGCCTCTTCCGAAGTCATCGCCCGCGGGGTCAAGGTGCAACACAAGAATCTGCTGGGCCTGATTCGCAGGCACTCCGCCAGCCTGGAGGGCTTCGGAAGGGTGCAATTTGAAACGCGACCCTTGCAAACCCGGGGCGGCATCCAGCACCGCGAAGTTGCCCTGCTCAACGAGCACCAAGCCGCGCTGATCATCAGTTTCATGCGCAACAGCCCAGAGGTCATCGACTTCAAGGTCCGGCTGATCCGCGAGTTCTTCCGCATGCGCGACGAGCTGCAGCACCAGGGTCGCAACCTGTGGGCCCAGATGCAGGCACTGATCGCCCGCGAGGTGGAGAGCAAGGTCCGGGCCTCCTTCGGTGCTCACCTGATGAACGAGCGCAAGCGCGACATTCCGCCGCTGCGCAGCGAGCGCGAGCGTCTTGAGTCCCAGATGCAGCCTCATCTGTTCACCATCCAGTGAGGCCGCACATGACCGAAATCCAACTGAACGACCAGACCTACCGTCTTGGGCGCCTCAACGCCTTCCAGCAGCTCCACGTCAGCCGCAAGGTTGGCCCGCTGATCCCGGCGCTGATTCCGGCTTTCCTGGCCATCAGCAAGGAAGGGGTTTCGATGGACGGAATCGGCCGGCTGGCGCCCATGATCCAGCCCTTCACCGATGCGTTCGCCTCGATGGCTGACGCCGATGTGGAGTACGTGGCCAGCGTGTGCCTGTCGGTCGTCCAGCGCCAGCAGGGCAGCACCTGGGCGCCGGTATGGAGCGTGCAGGGCAAGTGCCTGATGTTCGACGACCTGGACCTGGGCAGTGTGCTGCCGCTGGTCGTGCGCGTCATCACGGAGAACCTGGGCCCTTTTATCAACGGGCTGCTTACCGCCCAGATGCAGCCCACGAGCCCTCAGGGCTGACCTGGGCAAGCCTGCCCGGCGGAGAGGACTGGCTGATGAGGCCTGTGCTTCGCGGCCTGTGCCGGTATGAGTCTCTCAAGGATGGAACGCTGGGCATGGAAGACATCGCCCTGATGAACGACGCCCTTGAGGTCCAGAGCGACAACGAGCTGATCGCGCGTCAGCACCTTGAGAAGAAGGGTATCCGTAATCCGTGATTGAAACGGCCTCAAAGCTCACCTGCTTCCAGGCGCTGGGACAGTGTTGATATGTCGGTGCCGAAGTTCTTCGCATCGCCTGCGTCATCCTGTTGATCGACAGCGAAGTCCATGACTCGACCAGTCGAGAAGCCCCACATCCTGTTTGCTAAGCCTTCGCTCTCGGCGGCCCTCACATCGCGACGCACGAACTTCGGGCGTGCCATCTGGCGCTTGTGCAGGCCTTCAGTGAAGAGAATCTTGGCCCTCAGTGCCTCAAAGCTGTAGCCTCGCCCCAGCCGGTTCATGACGCGGATCAGGTTGTTCAGGCTCTCCGTGTAGGCATTGGTGACCGGGTGGTTGAAGTAGTTGATGATCCAGGGCTGCCAGTTTGTGAAGGCGCCGATCAAGTCGCCAAACTCTTCACGGATCTCGGGCAACAAGCCTTTGTTCCAGGCCTCGTAGCGCGCCATGGCCTCGGCGGGGGTCTGCGCGTCGTAGATGCCGAAGAAGTCTTCCTTGGCCCGGTAGGCGGCAGCCAGCTCGGGATAGTTGGCCGTCCAGCCATCAAGAAGCAGCCGATCCTGATCAGTCATCTCGCGTTCGCGCTTGAGCAGCACGAAGCGGTCATGCATGAGTCCACGCCTTTGCTTGGTGGTCAACTGCTCGCGCAATCCCTTGCGGACACGCTCCATGGCATCGTTGGCCATGCGCACGACGTGGAACTTGTCCACAATGATCTGCGCGTCAGGGATGACGGCCTGGCAGGCATCCCGGTAGGGCACCCACATGTCCATGGCCACGTAGCGCACGTCCTGCTTGCCCGGGAGGTGATACAGGTAGTTGATGACCGTCTTCTTGTCCCGATTCACCAGCATGTCCACGATGGTGCGCTGGTGAATGTTGCTGATCACGCAGCGCGGGCGGATCAGGTGGATCTCGTCGATGCCCATCCATTGGGGCGTCTCGAAGCGCACGGTCTTCTCCAGCTCAGAGACAAGATCCTTGAAGATCAAACGCACGGTGCCTTCGGTGATGCCGATTTCCTCGGCCACGCTGGTGAAGGTTCGCTTAAGGCTTTGCTGACCTACCCACTTGAGCAGCCTGGAGGTCATCAGGCGCTTGCCATCCACGTCCGGCAACGGCTCGTAGAACGTGCGCTCGCAGGTTCGACACTTCAGGCGGCGCGTGTCGATGTAGATGGCCACGCGGCGACCATGCATCGGCAGGTCGCGAATCATCTGCTCACGGCGACCAAAGCCAACCGTCTGCCCTGAATTGCACACCGGGCAAAAGAACAGGGATTGGATGGTTTCAGCGTAGACGTGATAGTCGTGCTCGGTTTCCTTGACGCGGAGCACACGGTAGCTGGGGAGGTTCAGGATATTGGCGGTCATCCGGCAATTTGATCACGCCTGCTGATCCGGGTGCGGACGCTTCCGCCATTGCCAGTCAGAGTGCGCCAGCCAGCGGATTTCAAGCTCTACGCCGGGTTTCAATCGAGTTTCAACAAGCCCCCTCTTCTCCAGGGCGCTCAGGGTCGCATTCGTGCAGCCAACATCCCTTGGCATGGCACCCCAATCTTCAGGCGCTTTCCGCAATAGCGCGGCCTGACTGACGGTCAAAGGCTTCTTGCTGACGCCGCTCACCACTTCGCACTCTCCATGCGATCCACATGCCCTGCCACAGCTTGCTCGGTCTCGACACTGATGTCGTGATGTTCGGCCATTTCGTCCCGCACGGCTTTAAGCAGGGCACCAGCCTCCGCCATGAGCTTGCCTCCGCCATCTAGCGCATCTGCCAGCGCATTCAGGGTCGCCGGGTGAACCGGAACCATCCCGCAGCTATCCGGCCAGCGGGCCCATTCACGCAGATCCTGTGTTGTTACGACTGACAACTCTCCATTCCTCATCACGCGCACCTCGGCCAATGGGGTTGCTAGTTGCTCACCGGTCAAATCTTGGGGCATTGAAATTCCTTGCGTTATCAATCACACATTACGATCTAATCGTATCGTTCAAATGATCGTGTGTCAACCACGAAATACGATTTAGTGATGTGCTGATGGACGTGCTAAAAAGATGCCGATCAATCACGGATTACGGATACCCGAGAAGAAAAACCATGGCTGACATCCTTCGCGAGTTCCTGGTCAAGCTCGGCTACAAGGTCGACGAGACCAGCCAGCGCCGATTCCGCGAGGGCGTTGAAAAGATGACCGAGCGCGTGGTCTCGGTCGGCAAGGCCGCGGCTGTCATGGGAACCGCCGTTGCTGTGGCTGTCGAGCGTGTCTCCAAGCGCTTTGATGATCTGTACTTCGCCAGCCGACGAATTGGTGCCAGCGCTGGAAACATCCGCGCATTTGAGTACGCCGTCACCCAGATGGGCGGATCGAGCCAGGCCGCACGGGCTGCACTCGAGTCGCTGGCAGCCTTCATGCGCAACAACCCAGGTGCGGAGTCGTGGATTTCCGGGCTGGGCATCCAGACCCGTGACGCCAACGGCAACCTGCGCGACACGGTGGACATCTACACCGACCTGGCCGACGTGCTGTCTCGCATGGACAGCTCGCAGGCCAATGTGGTGGCCCAGGTGCTTGGCCTGGACGACGGCACGCTGCAGGCGATCCGAAGCGGCGACACGCGCAAGTACCTGGAGGACTACCAGGCGACGCTCAAGACGCTGGGCATCAGCATGGATGAGGCCGCCCAGAACTCTTACAAGTTCCAGCGGCGCCTCACTGAGCTCAAGACCATCTTCACGCTGGTCATTGAGAAGTTTGCCGCCGGCGTACTGGCCGCGCCCAACGGCCGCATCTGGGCGCCCGAGATCGAGGGCGTGGAAAAGCTGGTGGGCTGGCTTCGCAAGCTCCGTGATGGCTTCAATGACGTGATGAACAAGCTGACCGGGGGGCGCTGGGGTGATTTGCTTGGCCGTGGCATGGCCAAGATCCTGGCGACTCTTGGCAGCAAGGAAGCCCTCGAAGCGCTGGAGGGAAATGGCGACATCAGCCGGGCACCCGGTGGGGCAGCACCTCCGCGCTCCGGTGGTGGCCGGACATCCCCAGGGGATGCCAAAGCCCGCGCCATGGCGTACTTCCAGTCTCTTGGCTGGACCCAGGCCCAGGCCGCCGGCATTGTTGCGAATCTCTGGAGCGAGTCCAAGATGGACCCGACAGCGGTCGGTGACGGTGGCAAGGCCTTCGGCATCGCCCAATGGCATCCAGACCGACAAGCCAACTTCGCCAAGTGGGCCGGCAAGGACATCCGGCAGTCATCGCTCGAAGAGCAGCTGGCATTTGTGCACTGGGAGATGACCCAAGGCGCAGAGCGCCGTGCAGGGGCCTTGCTGAGAGCGACAACCAACGCACAGCAGGCGGGCGCTGTTGTCTCGCGTTACTACGAGCGACCACTCTTGGCCGACGCGGAGGCAGCCAAGCGGGGCAGTCTGGCGGCACAGATCGCCAACAACACCACCATCGTCGTGCAAGGGTCGTCTGATCCTCAAGCGACCGCGCAGGCTGTGGCCAGCTTGCAGAGCAGGGTGGCTCAAGACCATGTCCGCAACCTTCGACCGGTGATGCAATGAGCAATATCAGCACTGTCTTACTGCGCGACGGTCGACGGCTGGGCGGCATCATCCCCGACGTGGTGGTGGAAGAGGTGCACACCGACACGCTGACGATCACCGACCATCCGGTGGAGCAGGGCGCCGAGATCACCGACCACGCCTACAAGAACCCCGCCGAGCTGAGCATGCGCATCGGCTGGAGCAAGTCCAGTCTGAACCTGAATGGCGTCATCGGCGGGCTGGTCAGCGGGTCGCTGCTCAGTGGCAGCATCCGCACCCTGCGAGACGTGTACGAGGAACTGTTGAAGCTGCAGGGTAGCCGCAGGACCTTCGACGTCTCGACGGGCAAGCGCCTGTATCGGAACATGCTGATCCGGTCGCTGAGCACAACGACAGATGCGACGACCGAGAACGCGTTGATAGTCACGGTGGTGCTTCGTGAGTTGATTGTTGTCAACACCAAGGTTGCCAAGCTGAAGCCGCAGGCCCAGGCCAATGTTGCGAAGACAGGGCCAGTTGTACAGCGCGGAACAGTTCAGCCTGGGATGGCCAGCACCGCAGAGAGCATCATCCAGCTACTGAGGATTCCCTGAATGAGCACCGCATTTCAGATTCCTCTGGCGCAGGGGCCTCAGTCGTTTGCCGTGCCGTTGGGCGGCGCCACGTACCGGATGCGCCTTTGGTGGGGAGATTCGGACGAGCCGGCCTGGTACCTCGACGTGGCCACTGACGCCGACGTGCCACTGGTACGTGGTGTGCCACTGCTGCCCGGTGCCGATCTTCTCTCCCAGCACCGCCACCTCGGTGTGGCTGGTGAGCTGTACGTCGTGGCCGATGGACCGATCACCTACGACAGCCTGGGCACCAGCACCCGGCTCTACTTTGTGCCTACGACATGACCGAACTCTACGGCCGCACCTGCTCGCTGATTGTGGGCGACCCCACGGGCGAGGCGCTCGACCTGTCTGAGCTGCACATCCGGTTCGCCATCATCCACGGCGACGTGCAGACCCCCAAGAGCGCCAACATCCGGGTCTACAACCTGGCGCCTGAGACCGCAAAGCGCGTGCGCAAGGAGTTCACCCAGGTCGTGCTGCAGGCAGGCTACGGCGATCTGGTGGGCGTGGTCTTCGCAGGCCAGATCAAACAGGTGCGC